AGGGCACAAGACAACAAGAACAGGCAGAATAGTCTACCTATTGTTGATAAGAATCAACAAGAGTGGTGGCGAATGATGCAAGATCGTGTGTTGAAAGAGGCAAGGCATTGCTATGAAACAGCACTTGAAAACGGAATCGCAAAAGAAGTTGCTCGTAAGGTGTTACCAGAAGGATTGACTACTTCTCGTATGTATATGAACGGTACACTGCGTAGTTGGATTCATTACTGCGACATCAGGTGTGATGCTGCCACACAAAAAGAGCATAGAGATATTGCCGACAAGTGTAAAGCTGTGCTATTATCACAATTCCCATCAGTTTTTTTACAGGAAAATTAATGCAAATTTCATATTACCAAACAAAGGCAATGTCGTATCGACTTGAAAGCGCCAATGAAGCTTATGCTTTGCTCAATCTAGCAGGGGAAGTCGGAGAACTTCTAAGTCTTGTAGCAAAAAGTATTCGTGACGGTGTTGAAGATGAGGCTAAGTTTAAAGATTTACTTGGCAAAGAGCTTGGAGATATTGTGTGGATGGTTGCTGCTGTTGCTAGTGACATGGGTCTTTCGCTTGAAAGATTGTGTGAACAGAATCTTGATAAGCTTGAACAGCGCAAACAAAACAATACCATTCAAGGAAGTGGAAACGATAGGTAGTTATAAAGTTAAGTCTTGAAATATCTTCAGATTTCTGTATAACTAAAAGTTCCCGTTCGCTATTTGCGAATGGCGAATGAAAATTAGCCGGGAGCGATTGCTCCCTTTTTTTGTCAATAAAAGGAAACAAATGCAAAACGAAATTACTACACCTTGGTCTACTGTAGGTTATCTTACTTACAAACGTACATACTCACGTAGACTAAATGCCTCTGACCCCAATTCCCCCACTGAAGAATTTGAAGATACTGTTAATCGTGTGATCAATGCTTCAAACAATCAGCTTGGTTGCAACTTTAATGAGGATGAAAAGGCTCGTCTTAAAGGCTATTTGCTGGGGCTTAAAGGCACTGTAGCGGGTCGATTCTTGTGGCAGCTAGGTACGGATACTGTCGGTAAACTGGGGCTTTCTAGCCTCCAGAATTGCGCCTTTACCGTTGTTGATAAACCAATTGAACCATTCGTATGGGCTATGGATTTGCTGATGCTTGGATCTGGTGTCGGCTACAATATTCAAAGGAAAAATATTGATAAACTTCCTCCAGTTAATGCTAACTTTAGTACTCCTACCCGGATTGATACTAATGACGCTGACTTTATTGTTCCTGACTCTAGGGAAGGTTGGGTTAAGCTACTTGGTAAGACTCTTAAAGCAGCATTCCTGTCAGATGGTAAGGCAACTTTCTCGTACTCGACAGTATGCGTCAGAGGTAAAGGGTCACCGATCAAAGGGTTTGGTGGTACGGCATCTGGTCCAGAAGATCTATGCTGGGGTATTCAACAGATTTCCAAAGTCCTAGAAAGAAGGGCTGGTAAAAAGATTAGACCGATTGATGCGCTTGATATCATGAACATTATTGGGTCTGTCGTTGTCGCTGGTAATGTCCGTAGATCTGCACAGATTGCGATTGGTGATCCTGATGATGTTGAGTATCTGTTGGCAAAACGATGGGACATGGGTAGCATTCCTTCGTGGCGAGGGATGTCGAACAACTCTGTTGTTTGCGATGACATTGATGATCTGCATGAATATTTTTGGGATGGGTATGAAGGTAAGGGTGAACCTTATGGTTTGATCAATCTCAAACTGTCTCGTAAAATCGGGAGACTTGGTGAAACCAACTATCCAGACCCCGAAGTGCAGGGATACAACCCTTGTGCAGAACAAAGCTTGGCAGACAAAGAAACTTGTTGCTTGGCTGAAATCTACCTGTCTAATATTGACAGCAAAGAAGAATTGTTGGATGTTGCAAAACTCCTTTACCGTATCAATAAGCACAGTCTTGCGCTGCCTTGTCACTTGCCACAAACTGGAAAGATTGTGAACAAGAACATGCGTATGGGCATTGGCATCACCGGCGTGTTGCAAGCCACAGAAGAACAGAAGAGTTGGTTGAATGATGTGTATGTTGCATTGCGTGAATACGACAAAGAGTATTCAAAAGACAACGGGTTTCCTGAATCCATCAAACTCACAACGGTGAAACCTTCTGGCACTTTGTCTTTGTTGCCGGGGGTTACTCCGGGCATTCATCCTGCCTATGCTAGGTTCATGATCAGGCGAATCAGGATTGCGTCTAACCACCCATTGGTGCAAGTCTGTCGTGATCACGGATACCCTGTTGAATATCAACAAAACTTTGATGGTTCAGAAGACCACTCAACTGTAGTTGTATCCTTCCCTTTCCGTCATCCTGATGAAGCAATCCTTGCTAAGGATATGACCGCTCTTGACCAACTTGAGGTTGTTAAGTGGGCGCAGAAAGATTGGAGCGACAACAGCGTTAGCTGCACCGTGTACTATCGCAAGGAAGAACTTCCTGAGATTCGTAAATATCTCAAGAAGAATTACAAAAACAACCACAAGAGTCTGTCATTTCTGCTACACTCGGATCATGGTTTCAAACAAGCACCGCTTGAAGAAATCACTGAGGAACAATATAATCAACTCGTTGCTTCAACTAAGTTGATCAGTGCTATTGAAGAAGCCAACATTGGTTTGGACGATAGTGAATGTGCAACCGGGGCTTGTCCCATTCGATAAACCAAAATGAACGAATACACTAAGCGACATTTCATCGTGAAATACGAGAGCAAAGATAACATCTTCAAAGGTGAGCGTGTAATTGCTACGCATACTCTTAGCGATGCACAATCTAAATTCTTTGATTGGTTGAAATTGCAACCAGTATACCCTCACATGTATTCGCTTAGTGTTGAGTTCAAAGAGGTTGGGAGTATTGATTGATCGAAGTAACAATTACGCCAGCAATGCTGGTGGAAGCAAGAGATAAAGCTGTTGAAATGGGACAGCTTTATAATTCAATAACTCGTGGTGGAGGTAACATTGCAGGTTTTCTTGGTGAAGCAATTGCACAACAAGTATTGGGCGGTTCGCTTAAAAATACTTACGACTATGATCTGGTTCTCGACAACGGCATCAAGGTGGATGTAAAGACAAAGCAAACAGGATACATTCCCCTTGAGTCATACGATTGTTCAATCGCAGCATTGAATATAAAACAAGATTGTGATTATTATTGTTTTGTTCGTGTGAAAAAAGATTTCTCTATTGGCTGGTATCTTGGTGTATACTCAAAAAGTGATTACATCAACGATGCTGTATTCATGAAGAAAGGAGACATAGACCCATCAAACGGATATGTTGTAAAATCTGATTGTTACAATATCAAAATCTCACAACTGAAGGAGGGAATATGAGTGAAAGAAACCCACCTCTGTCCATTCAATTTGGACAAGGACAAGTGGCATTCAAACGTGGTTGGTTGAGCAATCAATATAACCCTAGCACAATGCAGGGTAAAGAGTGGCAGCGTGGCTTTGATAAAGCTTATTTTGAAAATCTTGATAAACTTAAACAGAAAGGGAAATCATGAACAAATTTGGATTGTACAGGCGCTTTAATAATTTTGAGGTCGAAATGTTGACCAACGGGTTTGTGTTGCAACTTAGCGGTAAAGACGAAGATGACAACTACAAGCAAACAAAAACATACTGTGCTGATTTGCAGCAGTTGTCTGAGTTTATTGCAGAGGTAGTTGCCTTACCTGAAGGTTGATGACGGTAGCTCAGCGGTAGAGCAGAGTCCCTTATAAGGCTTGTGTCGAAGGTTCAAGTCCTTCCCGTCATACCAAAAAAAAAAGAGAAGCATTAGCTTCTCTTTCTCTATATGCCCTTAGCACAGCGGATAGTGCAACAGCCTTCTAAGCTGTAGGTCAGTGGTTCAAATCCACTAGGGCATACCAACTAAGCTCTGTTAGTTAAATGGTAGAACATCGGCTTTGTAACCCGAAGATGACAGTTCGATTCTGTCACGGAGCGCCACCTTCTGGATATTTCAAACCTTGTCCCTCATAGAAAGGGCTTTCACCCCTGCTATTTTTAAACTCAGCCCAACTCTTAGCCTTCTCGTACATAATGTCTGTAGGCTCTTTGCCTTCTTTTAATATATTAATTTCTTCTTTACTAAGAATTGGAACAAGCATTGGATATTCCATATTCTTACCACCAACATCACCTTCAACAGAATATTCTGTCATAGTATCACCAGACTTTGTAGGAATTTGCCCCATCCATCCAGAACTTTTAGCTGCTAGTCCACTGTGCCTAATACCGTAAGGCGCAATACCTTGTTCACCTTGCATTGGTTTGATACCTAGTCCACCTTTAGCAAACTTGCGAGTCAAATCTCTTACGGTATTGACGGCATCAATCTTCTTTTTAACATTGCTGCTTTGTGCTTTGATTGTCTCTTCAGAGATAACATCTAAAGCAGCATTAAGTGTTTTTAAATTAGAAGCCTTTTGTTTGACACCAGCTTCTTCAAAATACTTAGCCAAATTACCAATCAATTTCCTCATATCTAGTTTAGAAGACATTTGGCTCATGAGATTAGATGTTGGATCTGCTGATGCAGCAAAACCCAAAGGTCCATATGTGCCAGAAATTCTCTCTAGATTTTGAAGATAGTTCTGTCCTAATCCTCTAGTGTCAGGACCACCAGCTTGCCCTAAGTATATATTCAACAAGTCTCTAACTTGACCATATAAAGCATATGCAATACGATCTTGCTCCTTCTCTGTAGCACCCTTAGCTCTTTCTCTCAAGAAATTAATTGTTCCGATTGTGTCATTTTCAAGACGCATCAGTTCAACATTTTTCCCAATCAAAGCCCCTTGCTTTTCTCTAGCTGAATAAAGTTTCTCTCCGATATCTTTCGATGCCCCCGGTTTAAATTTATCAACTTCAATCAAAGCATCTTCGGTTTCTTTGTAGCTTGATCTTGGTAGAGATAGTGGTCTGATTACATTGTCAGAACCAGTTAAGGATCTAACAATTGCATTCATGTCACGCTCATCATATTCTTTTGGTGTCATGTTGACACGCTTGAATTCATATTCTGCTCTTGGCATTTCTGTATAGATGTATCGCTCTGGGTTCTTACCACCAAAACCAGATCTTGCAATGTTCATAGCAGGATCACTGGTGAACGACACAGCCTTTAGACCAAGCTCAACTTGCCCAGCCCTTCCGCTCTTTTGCGGATCTTCAAGTCCTGTCTCATATCTAGTAGTTGGATCTTTCCATTCACCAGAACCGTGATACAAGCGCTTAGGAGGAGCATCTTTGTATTCTTCTCTCAAATCATCAAGACGTTTCTGATATTGCTTAGCCATATCAGTAAACTCTTTCATTTGTTTCTTATTAAACGGATCAATTTCTGTGCCTGTCTTCGCTCTCCAATCACCTTGTAGAACAGCAGTGACAAGTTCTGAATCTTTTAATCCTTTGAGAATTGGGTTA